TCGCGGCGCGGCACGAAGATCAACACTTCAACGCGTCTTTCGCAGCGTGAGGCGGCCATTTGGTTCGATCCTCCGATCTATGAAGCGTTGAAATACGAGCTTCGCGAAGGCGACCAAATTCTCCTAATCGAGCGGCCGAATGAGCTGCCTTATGCAGTATCCCGCGCGCCGGAAAGTTCCGACCGTGGCGACGTTATCGTCTCTCTTGTACTGGATGGAAACAAATGAGCCTCGTAGCCCTCGTTATCCGTATCGCCACGGTTCGCGCATTACGTGGGCGCACCTTTGCCGAGGAACTAGTTTTCGACAGCAAGATTAATCCGGTCAATCTTGTCGCCAAAGACAAGGAGCGGAACGTTATTGTCGTCACAACTGACGACGACAACGTCGACATTACGGGGCGCGACCTGCGCGCGGGCGACCATAAACTTGAACTAGTGATTGAAACGGCAGTTACGCAAAAGGCTTCCGTCAATGTCGCTGACGGCGAGACGGCGGAAGTCGCAACTATCCCGGCGACAGACGCCGGTCTTGAAACGACTGTCGGAATAATCGGCTACCAGATTGCAAAAGCCTTATCGGCCGATGGCGGCGTTTGGGGCGACATTTGGCGGACCCTCGTCACTAAGGTTCATTCAATTTCAAGCCGACGCGGCGCGGACGATGCAAACGGCGTCCGATACGCCGCCCGCCAGTTTATCTATGTGATTGACCATATTAACGAGCCAACGCCGGGCGAAAAGCCCTCCGGCGTATGGGTGAAGGTGCTCGACGCCATGAAAACCGATCCGGATTTAGCGAAGCTTGCCAAGATCATAGAAGCGGAGATTTCAGGCGGTGATTATTTGCCTTGGGAAATCGCGCGCGGACAGCTTGGCCTTGCCAACGATGAAACGGATATCATCGGCAGCAAGCCAGTTGGAATAGCCGAAATTGTTCCTCTCGCCGCCGTTGAAACGTCTGACGGCTTTACTGTCGACGAGCAAAAGGCCGTCGAAGTCGACGGGCCGGAGGAGCTACAATGAGATTGGATAAGCTCCTCGTCGAAGTGCTACGACGGACCGCAGAAATAGAGCGGCGCTTCGACGGCATGGTCAAACAAGGCCCGGTCGCGGAAGTTGATCCAAAATCCGGGACGGTTCGCGTTCGCCTTGGCGGGAGCGACAAAGAGCCGATGCTCTCGCCTCCCATCCCATATGCGCAAATTGCAGGCGGCTTGAAGGTTCACGCGCCGCCCACGGTTGGCCAGCAAATGACTGTCCTAAGCGGATCGGGCGACTTTCGGCAGGGGCTGGCCGTCCCGATGACGTGGAGCAACAGCAATAAGTCGCCAAGCGAAAAGGGCAACGAAAACGTACTGACGTTCGGCGATGCGCGGATCGAACTTCGCGGCGACGAACTGTTGCTCACAATCGGCGGTTTTTCCGTTTCGTTCAAAGCATCCGGGGCAACGTTTTCCATCGGAGGCGTCACTCATAAAATTTCAGCCGACGGTTTGAACACCACGGGCGGAAAGATCGAGCACGACGAAAAGAATATCGGTTCCGACCATATTCACGGCGGGGTTGAGAAAGGCGGGGCAAGAACTAGCGGCCCGGCCAACTAGGAGAAACACCGATGAAAAGAAACTACCTCGTTACCGAACGTGCGGGCGAATGGGTTGCCGGGCAGCGACGGCCAGAAAACGGAAAGCTCGAACTTTCCGACGACCAAGCTGCCTACGAACTTGCGCTCGGCTCGATCATGCTAGCGCCGCCTGACACCGGGCCAGAACCGAAGAAGCAACGGCGAAAGGCCGGAAAGTAGCCGGAGGGATTGCCATGTCGCTTAACTCTGCCCTTGGCATCGATATCGATCGCCAAACCGGGGAAGTCATCGAAGGTTGGGCGCATGTCGAGCAATGCATCGGTGATTTTCTATCCACATTCTTCGGTGAGCGCGTCATGCGTGAGTGGTACGGTTCGATCGTCCCGCCATTGATGGGCGAAAATCTCACAACCGAAACGATAGTCCGGTTCTTTGCGGCGGTGACGTCAGCAATCGACCAGTGGGAGCCTCGCTTTAAGATCGCGAGGATTACGCCGCTCTCCGTAAACCGGAGCGGCGAGTTCCAAGTTCGTATTGAGGGCGACTATCGCCCCCTCGCGCTGATCGGCAATTTCTCGTCGGGCAGCCCGAAGCATTTAACCATTAGCGGGGCCGTCGGCCGGGGGCTGGTTTTGATATGACAATCAATCTCGAAAGTTACCCTTCGCCCGACGTGATCGAAACAATCGCATTCGAGCAAATTCTCGCCGACATGCAGAATGAGCTTATTCGGTTGTTTCCCGCCATCGCGCCAACTCTGGCGCTCGAAAGCGCGCTCGCAAATAAGTTGATGCAAGTTGCATCGTTCCGCGAAGCACTTTTCCGCGCGCGCGTGAATGATGCGGCGCGAGCAAACCTTTTGGCGTTTGCGAATGGTGCCGATCTTGACCACCTCGCAGCCTTCTACGATGTGGAGCGCCTGCAAAGCGAAGATGACGAAGCCCTTCGGAGCCGAACCGTTCTCGCTATTCAAGCGCGCTCGCCTGCGGGCGGCGCGAATTGGTACAAGGCAGCCGCCAGACGCGCCGACGTCCGCATCCGGGACGTCGCCGTTTATCGTGAGGATTTTTGGCCGATTATTCATGTCGCCGTGCTTTCACGCGACAATGACGGCATTCCAGACGACGCCATGCTTGACGCTGTTCGTGCAATCGTCACGAGCGACGACGTTCGTCCGCTAAACGATACCGTCGTCGTCGAAGCGGCCGTCCAGAACCGCACAAACGTCGAGGCGAATGTCTGGCTACTACCGTCCGCTCCCATTGCGGATATGACGCCACTGCAAGAGGCACTTCGGAAGGCTTGGACAACGGAAACCGGGATCGGGTTCGACCTTGTGCCGTCATGGATCGAGGCACGCTTGCATGTGTCAGGCGTCCAGCGTGTGGAAATGGTTAGCCCGACCGCTCCGCTTATTGCCGCGCCAGGCACCGCAATCGCCATCGGCGAGATAAAACTCAACTATATGGGGCGCGATTACTGATGTCCGAACGTATCGCATTGCTTCCGAGCAATGCGACGGCGCTGGAAAAGGCATTTTCGGAGGCTCTTGACCGAACCCCGGAACTGTCGCCCGGCATCGTCGAATTGCGCGGGTTTAAGTTCCACCCGATCGACAGGGTTATTCCCTACCTCGTCGCGGAATACGGTTTGTCGGAGGTCGCCGAGTTTCTTCCGAACCTTCGCGACGTCATTCGCGAAGGCATCCAGTGGCAGAGAATTATAGGAACCCCCGCAGCGATCCATAAGTCCTTGCGGTGGATAAACCACGACGGCGATATCGAGGAGTTTCCAGCGACAGCGCGCAAATGGTGGTGGTTTCAAATTCACCTGCCATTTGAGCCGACCAATACCCAATTCTTGCGGCCGACGACGCAGCTTGTCCAGTCGTCGAAGCCATTGCGCTCTGAATTCGCCCGCCTGACCGCGGGATGGGACGTAAGGGCCTTCCGATTGAATGAGCACCGGCTCAATGGCGGGGCAGGATTAAACACATGGTCGGGCACCCGAAAGGAACCCGGCGGACCAGTTGTTTCCATCCGCGTCAATCACCGCAAGCAGGTGATTGTCCCCACTGGCGGGCGCGTCGACGTCAAGGACGTTCAACACATTCAGACGGTTCGAACCGTCCAATCAATCATTCCAATGAGCCAGCACTCGACGCGCTTCGCGTCGCTGGCGGCGGTTCGGGTCGATTACCGCAACCGCGCTACGGTCGCATTCCAGAATGCGCCGTTTGTTCATCAACCTTTCGGCGCTCCGGTGCCGCGTGTCCAAACAGGATTTGAATAATGGCTGTCTTTACCCAAGACGGGCGCGTCGCACTGGCGAAAGCGCTTTATGACATGACGCTCTTTCTTGCCGTCGGCGAAGGCTTGCCGGAATGGGACGATCAGCCCCGGCCGTCTACGCCAGAAGAACAGGCGGCCCAAGACGCCGCATGGTCGGTGCTGACCGGCCTTGAAAATACCGTTGGCATGACGAGAACGCGCGACAAGTTTTTTGTCGTGCCTGATCCAAACGGCGAAATCGTCATGGCCGACGGCGCGAAGTTTTCGCAAAGCTCCGAGCCGACCGGGTACGTCTTCATACGGTTTCAACTCGATCTCGACGACGCGAGCAGCAACACGTTGCGCGAAACGGGCATGTACGTTGGTACAAAATTGGCCGAAAGCGTTCCGGCCGGTCAGATGTATGTCCCCCTCGCCGACGTGGTCGACCTTGGGAAAATGATCGAAGTCGACCGGTTCTCGCCGATCATTCGCGATGGCTCGATCGGCCAAACGTTTACTTTCGTTCTGACAATGTGAGGTGCCATGAACAGCATCATTAAGCGCGCCGGTTATGGCGATCGGTTTGATCGCGCACTACGTCGCCACGCAATCGCGTTTCAGGACGTCGGCCGTGACAAGAAGGGCATCTATCTTCAATCGACCGATTTGAACGAATTGCAGTCGATGCAAATCGATCATATGCGCCGTGGGTTTGACTATATCCTTCAAGACGGCCGCGTCATGGACGGCCAAGACCCGGTTGTCGAAATTGAGGATGACGACCATATTCGCGTGCGCCTCCCGGCCTGCCCGATTTACATCGAAGGTATCGTCCACGACGTGCCGGCCGCGACCTTTGTCCTTCCAAACAAAGGCGACCTGACAATCGGTGTCAGAAGCTCGCAAGTCCTCGTAACCGATGTGGTTGACGTCGACTTGAAAGGTTCGATCCCCGGCACGGAAGCCTACATGGAGGAAGGGCCGAGCCGAATTGAAATTACCGTCCTTTGGGGGCATTCGCAGGACGGTGACCCCGAGCCGCTTGTTTCGGTTTATCAGGTCCGGGACGGCGTTATACTCACGACGTCAACAAACATCGACTTTTCGGAAATCTACAAGGCGATCGAAGGCTATTCGCGCGAGAGCAACGGGTCGTATGTCTTCAACGGCTTCTTGATTACCGCCCTCGGGCCGAAGCCCGACGGCAAACAGGCGTTTTCTGTTTCCGAGGGGACGGCCTATGTGAATGGTCGCCGCATTGTGCGGCGGCAATCATTCCCGTTCGATGTTGAGGAGAAGCCGGACCTTCGCAACGTTGACGCCGAGCCGCACCCTTTTACGGAGGCGACCGGCGGAACGCAGACGTTCAAGGTTTCCAAGGCACCGATTTCA